GGATAGGTAGCAAAGTGAGCTTCCTTGTATGGTTTAGTAGTGACAGTCCACACACTTCTTTTGTTTCTCATTTCATCTCCAACAGCAAACATATTACCATTAGTTTTATTAGGGACTCTACTGCTTCCTTTTTGATCTTCTATGTTTTGGCTNAAGCGATTTACAGAAGATTCTGTACTTTTTTCTTTAATAGATTCATTATCAAAATAATAATTTTTTGACTTACTAAATAAAAATATATATTCGTGAGACTTGGTACATCTATCTTTAACACTCTCTGGCATAGGATTAGGTTTGTGCCAGATTATATCTTGTCGTAGATACCACCCATCTTCTTGTAAAGCAAAAGCAACTCTCCAAGGTATACCTATCAAGTCTTTAGATTTAAGACCCTCTAATTTATTACCCCTAGCAGTTGAAAATTCTGGTAAATCTTGTTTAGTCTTAGATACAGTTTGTTTTGGGTATTTGCCATCTGATCTATAGTTGTAATAAGTATCTCCTAAGTTTAACCATAAAGTGCCATCATCTCGTAACACTCTTTTAACCTCACGAAATACTTGTACCATATTAGCAACATACTCTTGTGGTGTTTCTTCAACACCTAATTGACTATCTTGTCTTACTGCTCCACATAAAGGACAAATTGTTTTAAAAATAGCATCTCCTACAACACTACCTTGTTCAAACATTGTTTTATGACCAGTTATTGTGTTTTTACTTACTTTTGTAGTTCTCATATGAGGACAGTTAGGATCACCACCTATCCAAGTAGCAGTGCCATAATCTCTAAGACCCCAGTAAGGTGGAGACGTAACAACTGTATGAAAAGTTTTATCTGGTATTGACTTCAACCTTTCTCTACAATCCCCTTTATATATGGTAATAGTCATTCAATACCTTCTGATAAATTACTTTTAAGTTTATCTAATTTTACTTGTTCTTTCTTTGATATGTAAATCAAATGTGACTCTATTAATTTAGCAATCATTTTAGCTGGTGCCCTATGTGTTTTGTTACATAAGCCTTTTAATATTTTATAATCACCAATGCTAATAGCGACAGTTCTCCATTTAGTAGTATCCATAATATTCTCCTTTTAAAATTTTGGTTCGTATGTTTGTCCATCATCAATTAATTTTTTATAGTGGTCTAGTTGATGTTGGATAAAAGAAATGTCGTCAATATGACCTTCCCACTCTGCGTCACTTAGTAATCTATGATATTTTTTATATTCAGTATAAATACATAATAAATTACCATCTTCTTTCATTTTACTTATAACTGATTCGTTTACATCTGATAAACTACACATCATTTTCTCCTTTGTTAAATTGTCTAATTAGTTTAGTGATAGGATAAGAAAAGTCAAGATGGATTGACGTATATCACTATCATCATGTAATATTAAATAAAACAAGGGAACAAAATGGATAATTTGTTAGAAGAAAAAATAGCTCTTGAGCACCTTTGGACTAAAATGTATAAGCACAATGGAGTGTACACAAATCAGATGGTATATCTTGATAAAGCTTTGTCAAACATTAGAAAAAAGATTATAGTCCACGATCAAGAAACTATGAAGACAAGACACCATAATCAGATAAACGATTAGATAGTTTCTCCGAAATTATCACCTATCGCAACGTCTACTTTCATTGGAACTAGAAACTCCACACAGCCCTCCATCTCACTCTTTATAAGCTCTATATCCTTTTTATCCTTAATACTAAAACACAATTCATCATGCACTTGTAGTAACGGTATGTGACCTATTTTAGCACAATTTAATATCGCTTGTTTAACTTGATCAGCACTACTACCTTGTATTAATCTATTTAGTGCCTTGTATGTAAAAGCTCTTTTAATATTTTTTTGACCATACTTTGCTGAGGCATTTTCAAATCTTTCTGGTGTATGTACACCCCAATCTTTTGGTTCCCACATATCAAAGCGACACTTTCTTCCAAGCTTAGTGCGAATCACTCCTTCATTATTTGCCTTCTCTGAACACTTATCTGCAAGTTGTTTTAAGAATGGTACCTTTCGATTATATTTATTAACAAGTAAAGATGCTTCATCAAAAGTTAATCCCAACATATTAGCTAACTTATTTTTACCCATACCATACATCAAACCTAAACTAATTGCTTTTGCACTTTTTCTATCGATGCCACAAATGTCTGCTACTGTTTGATGAAAGTCTGCTTCACTATCTTTATAAGCTTGAACTATTTCTTCAGCTCCGTCATAACCAATTGCTTTACCATAATGAACAGCGATGCGTGGTTCCTGTTGCGAGTAATCTAAAGCAACCCACTTCTCACCTTCTTCTGGTAAAAACAATCCTCGTATCAAAGCACCGTATTCTTTATTACGAGCTGGTAATTGTTGTAAGTTAGGATTGTTCATAGATAATCTACCACTAACCGTACCACCATTATCACTTCGTAGTTGGTTTATCTCACCATGTATTCTACCTTTGTGTGTATACTTTAAAATACTATTAATAAAAGTATTATGAAATTTATTTAATTCTCTAGCGTTAACAATAAGCTTTGATATGTCGCTTTTGTTTTCGTTTAACCAAGCTTGTGTAAAACTAGGTTCATTAGTTTTAGCAGTGCGTGGATAGTCTACACCTAGTTTATCGTATGCAGTTGCTATACTTCTAGCTGCCCATATATCAACATCTTTACCCACCATTTTATGGATAGATTGTAACGCTTCTTTTTCTTTTGTTTTAAAAGTTTCTTTTAATTTCTCAGCACCTTCTACATCTACTCTAATACCTCTTCTTCTCATCTCTATTAAGTGTGGTAGTAAGTCTCTTTCTAACTGCCAGATAGTTCCAAGGTTCTGTTTACTTATCTCATGTTTAAATCTTTTCCATAAGTCATACGTGAGACGTGCATCTTCTTGAGCATAAAATCCCACACTCTCCGAGGGTAGTTTCCACATCTCTGACTTTGGATCTACACCGTATAAGGAAGCACTCTCTCTTAAATCTGTCTCAGCTTTTATCTCACCAAGATACTCTTTTGCTAATGCGTTGAGGGAGTAACTATATCTATTCTCATCTAACAAGGCACCAGCGATCATTGTATCTACAATCTCACCGTTTATTTTTATTCCATAAGCTTGTAACCAACCTACATCATACTGAGCATTGTGAAATATTTTACGACAAGGCAAGGCACAAATATCATGCATGTATTTTAACACCTGTTCTTTAATTAAATTACCACCACCTAAATGACCAAATGGATAGTAAGCACTAAAAGATTCTGTAGCTATTGCTATACCAATTATCTCACCTTTACCCATAGCCCAACCAGCTCCAAGACCGTTGTTAATTCCATCGTCTCTTGTTTCTAAATCAATAGCTATTTCTGTAGCACTAGATAAGTCTTTATACTCTATTGGTGGAGACCACATTGTTTTCTTTTGTAATGGAAATACTAATTGCATTATGAGTAATCTCTTTCCAGTATCATCTCACAATAATGAATAGCTTTTAAGATATCTTCTTTCTTACCTTTCTCAGGATGTCTACAAATATATTTTATGACATTACCTTCAGCAAATTGTAATTTATTTTTATTAATAAACTTCGATGGTTGTATTGCAAATTTTTTATAATGTGCACTACCTTTGTCCCATATATTTGATTTCATTTTTACCCTTTTTTTTTAGAACTTCTTTGTCATAATCTAACTCAGCTACCGTTTTCAGTGTAAATCCATCTCTCAATAAGTCAAACAATTTGTTTTCTACATCAGTTTTCGTGGGTCGTGATTTAAATTCCATTCTGTAATTAATTTGATACTTACCCATTATAATACTCCTGAATTTTGTAAACCTATGATTGTATAAATTAAAGTATATATTAATAAAAATTCCATTATTCTTCTCCTAAAGGTATGTTATAAACTTCTCTTATTTTTTTTAAAAGTTTTAAACTTGGGTTATATCTATTAGCTACTAAATTTATTATGTGTGTAGATGACACACCTAAATCAGAAGCCATTTGATGTACATCTATTTTTTTATCTTCCATTATTTTTTTTAAATTCATATATATTTCCTTTCTTTTTTGGTTTCTCTTTTGGGTAATAAACTTCTACGTAACTTCTACATCGAGGACAAGATAAATTAGTAACGATGCTATAATCTTTATCACCTTCAATATCATGATCACCTCCCCAAATTAATTTAGTATGACAGTGCCAACAATTCATTTACCCTCCTTAATATAAGTTAAATAGTCTACACCCATAGGATAGTTATACCTATAGTCTGTTCCTAATAAATGTAATCTTTTCTTAGCTCTTGTTACTCCAACATAATACACCTTACGTTCTTCTGACTTCTCTTGAGGGTTTTTATTTTGAAAGGAAGAGATCCAATTTGTTTTTGAATACAGTAGTACGTTGTCAGCTTCACCACCTTTTACTGAATGAATAGTATCTATAATAATTTGTGGGTCTTCATTTAAAGTCTTCTGACCATATCGTTGTAACAACCTTACAAAGTATGTTACCTGTGGTGTATGAAAGTTTCTTTTTAAAATGTCGTACCAAGGTTTACTGTAAGCTTCGTCACTTAACTCTAAACCACACCAGTCAATCAAACCATCAAAGTCATACTCTTGTGTATCTGGTAAGTTAACCCAAAACTTTACAGAACGATACGAGCTATCTTTTATCTCTCTGATGTACTTAAACATATTCTCTGCTTCGTGTTTCGTGATACTTTTGCCTTTACTAATCTTTGTCCAACTTACTATAGCTTCCCATTGTTTTTTATCAAAAGATTTATTACCACGATTATCAGCAAAATATAAACCAGCATCTTTTGCCATCATTCGTAATTCATTTACCACAGAATTTACTCTACCTAATATGTACCATGTACCTTCTAAGTTTAAAGGAACTTCTCTAAAATTAAGATATCGTTTTACATAACTTTCTTTATCAGATGGATAGTATTCTTTCTCTAAACTATTAATGATACCTTTACGAATTATCTGTGAGAATTTATAAATAGCTTCACCAAACCGTTTTGTTTTTCTAAGAATTACTTTACGACCAGGAAAGTATGTAGTGAAGTATCGGTGGTCACTTCCATTCCATCCATAGATACTTTGATCATCATCACCAGCTATAATTATTCTATCTACGTTATCCACCATCTTATATATCAAAGACCACTGTAGTGGTGTAAAGTCTTGTGCCTCATCCAATATCAAAAGTTTAAGTTTAGGAAAATCTACTTCATCAATAGCTCTAGATATCATGTCAGTAAAATCTATAAAGCTATCTTTCTTATAGTGCTCGTAAGTAGAAATCTTTCTCAAATAAATATCTAAGGAATCTTTTTTGTAACTTTCTTTTTTGTAAGTAAGCACAGGATCTTGCATCGTGTTTCGTGCTTTGTCATACACACCTAACGACCAGTCTTTATATATAAAGCCATCGTCAGCTAAACGATTGTCTGATGTTTTTATAATCTTGTTTTGTAAAGCAAAATCAATCATACAATTTTTAGGATCAAAAACTTCTTCTTCAAAGTATCGTCTACAATACTTATGTAAGGTTTTAAATCGTTCAAAGTCTTTCACATCAAAATTAGTAAACGTATTAATAGCTCTATCTATCGCTTCATTTACTGCTTTGTTTGTAAACGATATGTAAGCAATGTCATTAGGATGAACACCCTTACCTAAATATCTTTTTAAGATACGTTCAATTAATGTATAGGTTTTACCAGTACCAGGTGGACCGTATATCTTAATTGTCTTTTTGTGTATCGCCTTCTGTTTCTGTAGCCCTGAACTTGTCATGATACTCTTCATCTAACTCCGTTACGTTATCCTTTGTTTTTGGTTTAATACTTTCATGAGATATAAACTCTGGTAGTGTTACAAACCAAATATTCTTTTCACCTTCATGGTAGTCTTTTCTTTTACATCCTAATAACCTTAGAGCATCTGTAGTTGTATTAAACATACGAGAAGCATTTTTCTTAATAAACTTATCTAAGGTAATCTTTTTAAAATAACATACATTACTTGTTGTGTCTAAAACCACATATCCATCTTTTAATTTGTCGTAGTTATCTTGCTCTATATGGCTTTCAAAAAACTTCTTTAGTGTATTATATTTCTCTTCTTCTAAAGTGTCTTCAAACTTATGTTGCGAATCTTCTATTGACCTTTCTACAACACCTTTCATAAGCAATTCAAATGGATTAGGACCTTTCTTACTTTTAGGTAAGGTCATCCAAAAAACTCTATATCTTAATAATCTTGTTCTAAATGTTTTCTCATCTTTCATATCTTCTGGTTGCACAGTGATCCGTTGATCGTGGTAGTTGAACTCATACCAAATGGTCTTTGTATCTCTTATAAAAGTAATGTCTGTAAACTCATCGATAACTTCTGGTATTGCTTCACCAATACCTAATCGTCTTTGTTTACATAATTCTTTATTACATATCGGTGCATACTCTGGATGTTTTGGTGGACACTGAAAATCATAATTACTTTTATGTACACTCTTTGCTAATTGTGTAACTTCATTTCTTGGTAATGGATTATGAAATATTTGACTGTTTCTATTGTGACCAATTTCTTCCAACTCAGCTACTGTGTTAGCGTTATTCTTTTTCATTTCTAAAACCAAGACATTAAATAAATAATTATTTCTGTTATTACCTTCCCACTTCTCTTGTATTAATTTCTGTACACATGGAGCATATGTATTCCACATACTTTCTGGTTCGTATTCTTTTATTCTAAATTTATAAAAATCTTCTGGATCTATTTTTTTTTGTTGTGCAATTTCTATAAATTTTTCTATAAGTATTGGATTGTTATCATCATCGTAAGCATACTCCATTGTTCCATTCATATTTTGATAAGGCATATTCAATGCTTTATTACATGGGAATATTTCTTGTGCCATAAAATATTTATCATTTATCTTTTTAAGTTTCTCAGATGTTTTTTGTACATCAGCCCATTGCTTAAAAAAAACAAAGATATGTAAACCACCTGATTTTGATTTAATTGCAACTAAAGGTAATTTAAAATTCTTTATAATATCAACGTACTTTTTCTGTGAGTAGTTTGTATAACTACTAGGGTCAACATCTATACAACCCCACATACACATACCATCTTCTTCTGGTTTAAAACCAATTCTTATTTTACCGTCTAAGTGCTGTTGCCATTCAGACAAGGTCACTGGTTCGTGTACCGTTGTATAAGAAGTTATCCTCTTACCCCTTTCATCAAGCTCACCGTTTACAGTGGACTTGATGTAGGAGCTAGAGTTCCCTTTGAAAAGTTCAAAGAGTTTTTCCATTTACTTAAAACGGAGTATCGTCTGATTGATTTTCAACTTGAACTGGTTTTGACATCGGTTCAGGTTTAGTCTCTGAAACTATATCTTGACCAGATTCATAATCCACTTTACCAAAAATATTATTTTTTGATACTGCTTCATAGAAAGCTGAAGTTGTTGCCATGATCTCATCATCTTTACCTTCATCCAACCACTTATGAAACTCAATAGACCAACCATGCCACTTATGTCCTTTCTGAACATTCTCTTCTTTGACAGTAGAAAGTTTATAAACAGAACTCCATAAAGGTGGTACAAAACTACCTTGGTCATCTGTTTTAGTTTTAGTAGTCGTTAAAGTATTCCAACTTGCAGACTTTTTCTTTTGTGAAGATTTCATAGTAATTAAAACAGACTCAATTGGAGCATATGTTTTTGCATCAACTATATAACAAAAGTGATTACCAGTATCTTCAACATAATGTCCATTTTCTAATCTATCTTTTTGTTGGTCATCTCTTGTTGTTTGATCCATATCAAACTTTAAATGAACAGTTGGTCTTCCAGTTCCTTCACCTCGGTCAGCCCATTCATTGTAAGTATTAATATAGTAACAAGGAACAACCATTATACTTTTACCGTACAATGTATTTGTTACCTCATTATATATATCACCAATTTTTGCATCAGCGTTGTACTTAGGATTACCCTCTTCTAAAACTGGACTTGAAGAATGTAGTAGTTTAAGAATTGGTAACTTCTGATCTTTGGCAGTTATCTTTTCCATACCTTGACCAGCACTTCCTCTTAAACTTATTTTAGTTTTAGTAGGTAATTTTTTATCTTCAATTACTACTTGGTTGTTTGTCTTATCTATAGTCGCTTCCATATTAACTCCTTATTATTTTAGTTTTATTTGATTGATAAATAGAAAACACATCACTTGGAACTGCTTCGCCTTTTTCTAAAATTAATTCTCTAAAGGTGGCAGTTAAAGTATTTGTATTTACTTTTTCTTCTCTGTTGACATTTAACCCCTTAGCTTTTAAATCTTCAAAAATATCTGAAGCCATATTGTCTTCACTCTTTTTAAAATTAACAGCTAATTGATTCTTTATAATGTCTTCAAACCCATTATCTCGTAACCATGTAAAAGCACGTTCTTGATTTGCTTTTGTAATGGATGCTTTAATAAAAGGTTTTACCTGAACTGTCGCACCATCAGTTGTCTTAATTTCACTGACACCAGTTTGATGTAATAAATTAGGAATCACTTCTTGAGATAAATTTCTTTCCTGAGATTGTAACTCTTTCAATCTTTCCTCAGTATCTTTTATTTCATCTTGAAGTGTCATTAACTTATTACATTCTGAAGTAATGTCAGCTAAACTGTCTGTGTTTAATTCAGTCGTCAGCTTCTTCGCTTCTTTTCGTAAGTCCATAAGACCTCCTTTCTGAATCATTTGTACAAAACAAATCAGGTTAAGTCAAATAAAAATATTTGGTAGGGTCGTACCCTATGAAAACTAAGACTTATCACAATGAGATATAATTTGACAATATTTCATTTTTCGATTAGTATTGATTCGTAAGGCATTTTTCTTACAAAAAACAAAGGATAAAAAAATGAAAAAAAGAAAAGTAAAACAAACAAGAAAACAAATCATCGACAAAGTAGCTAATAAATTTATTGAAGCTCTTAAAACTCAAAAAGGTGATTGGAAAAAAAGTAAGATATGGAAATCATTAGAAAGTGGTTTACCTATTAATGCTAAATCAAGAAGCTCTTACAATGGTTTTAATATTATTAATTTATTGTTAGATAGAGAAATACATAATTATGATAACAATGAGTGGGGAACTTTTAAAATGTGGAATGACATGGGGCACAGATTGAAAAAAAATGAAAAATGTTCTTATGTATTTTTTAATACTTTATTTGAAGTTGATGATAAAAATAAAGTAGATGAGTTTGGTAATCCAAAAAAGAAAAAGATTTGGTATTTAAAACCTCACGCAGTATTTAATGCTAATCAAGTAGAAGGTTATGAAGTTAAAAAAGCTCAAGCACCTAACAAAGCAAAAGCTTTAAAAATTGTTGATGAGTATGTAGAAAATACTGGAGCAGAAATATCTCATGGTGGAGACAGAGCTTATTACTCACCTAATTTTGATAAAATACAAATGCCTTCTAAGGAATCTTTTTTAGGTACTGAAGAATACTATGGTACATTATTACACGAACTTGTTCATTGGACAGGACACGAGAATAGGTGTAAGAGAGATTTTTCTGGTTTCTTTGGAACTGAAGCTTATGCAATTGAAGAGTTAGTTGCAGAAACTGGTTCAGCAATTTTATCATCAATCTTAGGTATATCTCAAACAGTAAGAGAAGATCACTTAAAATATGTAAATAGTTGGATTAAAAATCTTGAAGATAAACCAGAGCAAGTTATAAAAGCTATTAACAAATCAACTAAGGCAATTGCACATTTAGATAGTTTACAAATAACAGAAGAGAAAAAGGAAGTGGCATAAGCCACTTCTGAAAGGAGGATATAATGATAAGTAAAAATAGAGCAAAAGTTTATGAAGAGTTGAATTATGTTGCAAATGAAGAATGTAATAGTCTTGGTGATGAAAGTTTTAATATGGGAACAATACACCAAGATTTAATAAATTTAGCATTTCGTTATGCACCTATTAAGGAGTTAAGAAAATTGATTAAAGAAGGTATAGAAATAATTAAAGAAAATGAGGAGGAGTAATAAATGATTATAAATGGTGTACAAAGAAAAGTTCCTTTAACAATGGCATTTAAAGAACAAGTAGCTAGTGACATAAGGGTGTTAATTGAACAAGGTCATAATACTTTTGGTAAGTTAAGAAAACAATTACCTCAGTATGAAGATAACGAAATAAAATCTGCTTTAAGATATGCAAAGACAAATGCTATCTCTTCAGCAAAATCAGTTGGTAGTAGATTAAATTCAAGATTAGTGATATCAACTTATTTAATTGTTAAACCAAAAAGTAAAAAAACATATGAGGTTGTTAAATATTAATGTCACATAATTACAAAACAAAACCTTATGAACATCAAAGAGTAGCACTTAGAAAAGGTGCTACTCAAAGAGTGTTTGGTTTTTTTATGGAACAAGGAACAGGTAAAACAAAAGTTACAATAGACAATGCAGTTTATTTATANAATACAAATTTACTTAATACTGTTTATGTCATAGCACCAAACAGTGTTTATACAAATTGGAAAAAAGAAATTAAAACTCATTCTTCAGCAAAGAATTATATTTACCAACATAAGATAGATAAGAAATATGCACCAAGAAAAGATTGTTTAAATTGGTATCTAATGAACGTAGAAGCTTTTAGTCATAAGTCAGGATATAATAAAGGTTTAGATTTAGTTGAAAAAAACGGATTAGAAACAATGATGGTTATAGATGAATCTACTACTATCAAAAATCGTACTGCTAAAAGAACTAAGAATATAATTAAATTAGGTAAAGGTGTTCGATACAAAAGAATATTAACTGGAACTCCAGTTACAAAATCTCCATTAGATTTATGGAGTCAGTTTGCTTTCTTAGATGAAATGTTATTAGGGTTTAAATCATTCTATGCATTTAGAGCTCGTTACTGTGTCATGGATAGTAGACCAGTTGGTGGAAATAGAAAAATAGAGTTTCCAATTTATTATATTAACTTAGAACAACTAGAAGAAAAAATTCTTAATTTTACTCACAGAGTTCTTAAAAAAGATTGCTTAGATTTACCACCACAAATTTGGCAAAGAAGAAATATATTTTTAACTAATGAACAAAGAGATGCTTACGAAATATTAAAGCAACATGCGAGGGTCGTGATTCAAGATAAGCAATCATCGATACATAATAAGCTAACAGAGATAGCAAAACTACAACAAGTGTGCTCTGGTTTTTTATACAGTGATGATGGTAAACTTATAGAATTACCTAGTGCCAAATTAAATGAGTTATTAAATGTCGTTGAAGAGATAGAAGGTAAGATTATTATATGGGCATCATTTAGATATTCTCTTAAAAAAATAGAAGAGACACTACAAAAGAAATACGGTGAAGATAGTGTAGTCAGTTTATACGGTGGTACTAAAAACAGAGCTGACGTAGTTGATACTTTTAACAATCCTCGTGGTGCGAGGTTCTTGGTTTCTAACCCAAGTGTTGGTGGGTATGGATTAACTTTAAATGCCTCTAGCTATCAGATATTTTTTAATAACTCTTATAACTTAGAAGAGAGACTACAAGCAGAAGCTCGTAATCATAGAAGTGGTCAGACAGCAGACAAGGTTACTTACATTGATCTAGTAGCTATTAAAACAATAGATGAGTTTATAATTAAAGCACTTAAAGAAAAGATCACAATATCAGCTAAAACACTAGGAGAAGAAGTGTTGGATTTTTTAGAATAGAATCGATTCGTCATTTTTGAATTTTGTAGCTTTTACAAAAGCCTAGATTTCTGCGTGTTACAAGGGTGTGTTTGTACATCACATCTTAATGTGCTACATTTATTATATAAAACAAAGGAGAATAAAATGACAATAAGTAAAATAAAATTAGTAAAATTAACAAATGATAAAGTTATGGTTATTAAAACAGACGGCACAATTTGGGGAACTAAAAGCGTAACAGAATTATCTAATATATTAACACATAATTTAGAGAAACAATTTTCAGTACTACATAATGATTATGTAGGTTTTCACGATAATAGGGCTCTTAAATTATGGAACAATGCATTGAAAAAAGCAAAGTTATCAAATTTCAATTATTTGCCCAAAAGCCACACTTTAGATAAAAAAGATTATAAAAAATTAGAAGCAGATTTAGTAAGTTATAAATATTAATAAAATTTGAAAGGACATTATATGACTAAAAAAGTAACGAAGGACATTATATGACTAAAAAAGTAACGATCTATCAATTAGATAAACAAACTAATGAGGTTAAACCTATAGTTTTGTTAAGAGGAAATTTTATAGATACTAATACAGACATTATGTATTTTGCCGATAAAAATGTAGCAATGTCTTATGCAGAAAACAACAAAGGAGAAAAATAATGGGAACTTGGCATGTAGATAAAGATAGGTTAAAAAAAATATTAACTAAACCTATCCATAATAAAGAAGGCATAAATATATTAGGCGATGGTTTAGGAGATGATAAGTTTTTTGATTTCTTAGACAATTTAAGAATGGATCATGGACCTAATGTAGTAATC